AGAGTCTACTGGCTCTGGTCTCAGTAGTGCTCATGTCAAGAATCCTGCCAGCAATAGTTCCTGTCTTGGGACTGATGACAATGTCATACATCAGGCCGTTACGGTTGCTGATAGGCAAGTTCCTTGCACGGGTCTTGCCTAGCTTAGTCTTCATTGTAGAAGCGCCGTAAGTGAAGTTAGCGTATTGATCTGACTGAGAAATTTTATCAAGCTGCCTCAATGCTTCCTTGATAGTGTCATTGATCAGCGGGGAATCGAGCAGTGCCTTGAGCTGTCCAGCACTAAACCTAGTGCCCTTGTAGCTTCCGTCTGGCTGCTTGATGAGGCCGCCTTCAGAGTCGCTTACGTTGTCTAAGATACCGCCGATAGTTGTAGCCCTTTCTTTGGCCACACGCTTCTGCTCGGCATCTTTCATGATGAACCGCTTGCCTTTGGCATCAGTCTTTGCGACCCCCATTGCCTCGAGCTCTGCGAAGGTAGCGTCATCTGCAAGATCAGCGTCTGAGTAAACCTTGACGGGCTCATCCAGCGATGCCTCAACGTCTCTGCCTGCTTTCTTGCGAGCCTTGACCAGATCCTTCATAGCTCTGTCGAGCTGTCGAGACTGCTTGATCTGTTGATCGAAGATAGGGCTCTGGAATGCGTCATAGACTCGGTCAAGTTTGCCTTTAGTGAACCGAGAGAAAGCGCCTTTCAGTGACTCTGAAAAGCTGTTGCCTGAAAAGATGTAGTTGCTGTTCTTTCCTGTGATGTAGTTTGCAAAATATTCTGCGGCCAGCTCCTCAAGAATGTAGTCTACCTTTGCGTCAGTGGATCCTGCGTCCTTTAGTTTCTGAGCTCTTTGAGGGTCAACGCCAATCTCTGAATCCAGACGCTTCTCATACTGCTGAATGAAGTTGTTCATTTCTTCAGCAGAATACATTCTCTGGAAAGTGTTCTTCACATTCGAGACGAGCGTGTCAAATCCGTCGAGCCTGCCTAGAGCGTGTAGGGTCTCATGAAGCATTGTGCGTGTGCCTGCGTTTGTGTTAAGGAACACAACTGGCTTGCCTGCCTCGATACGCATCATGCCGCTTGCCTCGCCCATCTTGGTGCCTTTTTCATCTACTACAAAATCAGGATCCACATGCCTGACTTCTACAGATGACTGCAACAAGATCTGCTCTGCATCCATTCTTGCGATCTTGTCTTCTCTGGAAAGCTTCTCCAGTCTCACCCTGTCCTCTGGGGTTTTAGTTTCGATCCACTGATTAAAGTCATTGTCTTGAGCTCTGCGGAGTGCTGACCCTGTCAGGCCCTCTGCAGCCCTCCCTACACCACCACCAAAGGCACCGAGAACGCCGCCAGACCCAATACCCTGCGCGAGTCCCTCGAGGCCTCCTGAGGCTAATCCTATAGCGCCGCCAATTCCTGCACCTACTGCAGCGCCAGAGGTAGCTCTCCCTGCATACTCAACAGGTTTATCCAGCCACTTGAGTCTGCCTGCAAGTTTACCTGCAACTGTGTCAGGCTGATGTAAAGCTAGTCTGCCCAGACCGCCTGTCCTTGTAGGGCTACTGGACATTGCCTCTCCGAAACCGCGCAGAAGTCCTCCTGAGACATCAAGAATAGTAGGAGCTGCCAGCACGGTGCCAAAAGTTTTAGCTGTGCCTGCTCCAACAATGCCACCTGCTACCGCTGCACCTATACCGCCGGGAACTGCTAAGTTGCCTAGACCGCCTGTTGCTTCATCAATTGTTTCCGAAGCTCCCTTGACTATGTTCTTGCCTCGCTCGATAGCGTCTCTGCTCAGGTCTGCCGCTCTTGACAGCCCTTTACCCACTGCAATTGTTGGGGCAGATAGCCCCTTAGTAATACCTTTAGCGGCTACGGTCCCTACTTTGCCTGCAGGGATTAAAAGACTGGGGTCAATAAATTCGCCCGTGAGCTCTGCGGCCTTGGTATCTACTTTCTCGAGGTCAATCTTCGCTGCGTCCAACCCAGCAAACTCTGCGTATTCATTCCACGCAGACTCCTCGCCTCGCTCGATACCACCTCTGACATTCTGGAGTTCTTTAAGTTTAAGAAAGTTGTTGAACTGGTCAGTGGTCTCGTCCTCGCTTGTTCCCCCGAATGAATCCAGCTTAGATCCCAGATAGTCATTAGCCATCCTTCCGAGGATCTCTGTGTCATAAGCTCCTCTGGCAGCTCCCTCCATAAACGTGCGAGCAGAAGTCCCGGGATCAAATATGTTGAGGTATGTGCCTATGGCCGCCGGGAGATTCTCGGCGATCCTCTGAACAGTTACGCCAGCGGCCTGAGCTATAAGGCCGGGGAACTCTGACCACTGCATCTCAGGCTTCACAGCCTTATAACGGACAAAGTCCTCCCGTGTAAGAGAGGACGATGGCGTGTCTGGGTTCTCGAATCGAGCTACCAGTTTCTCGTCTGTTTCTGGAAACTTTTTCCTGAGCGATGACTCAATGGTTGCATTGGAAGTTTCGTCAGGGAACTCGACAACAGTGTTATAGTCCTCTACGAATATTTCTTTCATTCAATTAAACCAGTGGAAGTGTTAAAACGCATGCGGCTTACGTCTGATGCTTTCTGGCCAGCTACAGCTCCTTCTTGATAGGGATCCAGCCCAATTAATTTGGCGTAAGAGTCCCTGTCAGCCCTCATTCTTGTTGATAGAGTCTTTAGTGATGTTCTTGTATTACTATCAATGCTGAATAGCTTTGTTGGGTTTGCTATAATCTTCTCAATCATTTCCTTTTCGGACTCAGAGAATGCGCCGGGTCCAACAATAGGAACACGTAGAGCTCCCGTGAGAAGACCTACGATAGTGTTAGCCTCTTTTTTGAGATTAAAGTCAAACCTTTTGCCGGGAGTGTCAAGAATCTCAAGGAGTCTTCCGATACCTGTTTGAATCTGATCATCCGCTAACTGCAGAGTCCTCATTTCTTTCGCTGTCTCTACAGACGGAGCAGTTCCTAGACCGGGTATGAACCTAGACTTGACTGAGTCTTGATACTTGAGAAGAGATAGCTTGTTTTCAAACGTCAACTTGTTGTCCTGATCATACAACAGTTCGTAAGCCTGCTTTGCCATCAACGGATTCTCTTTGACGAGATTTGGTATATCCTTGATTAACCTGTCTCTGACTTCAGTAGCTGTCTCCGATCTTGTCTCACCTTTCTGCTCTGCTACTTTTAGCAGTTCAAGATCTTTAGCTGCTTTGACTACATCCTCAGAAGGACCGGGCATAGCTTCAGGGCCTAAGGGGCCTTGAGCTCGACTGGGAGCTGGCTGATATGTTTGCACAGGGGCAGCATACCTTCTCATAGCCTGCATCTCTTCTCGAGCTACGATTTCTGGTGATCTTGCGGTTCCCGGGAGTGGCGCTTGAGTCTGCCTAGGCATCGCCCCTGCTCCGTAAGGAGCGAACGCGTTGACGGCTGATGACGGGAGACTGAATCTTTCAAGAGCCCTAGCTTCAGACTCTGCCAAAGATCTGCCAGCTTCTGAGTCACTGACAGAGTCAGTAAACTTATCGGCTGTAAACTTGAACTCAGGCCGAAAGCCTGCGCTTTCTTGAGCTCTCTGTAACCGCGCTTCCGCTGCATCGATTTGAGGTGCAAAGTCAACAGGAACATCTTGAGGTTGCCTTGCTTCTGCAAGCTCCGAGTAAAACTTACCTTCTTGTCGCTTCGCTTCAACCTTGTCTTTAGCTTCTTGAAGTTGGATTTGCTGGAGCTCCATTGCCCCTCTTTCAAGGATACCACGCTTAAGGCCTCGGAGATCGGAAAGACTACCTGCCTCAACTTGAGCATCAAACTCGTCTTGCTGCTCTTTAGGGATAAAACTTCTCAGCCTCTTAAGGTTTGATCTCAGCTCTTTTGCCTCTTCTTTGTTCTGCTGAAACTTCTTGATGCCCTCACCAACTCCTGCCCCCAGACCTGCAAGCCCTGCGCCGAATAGCTCCCCTACTCTGGATCTCTCAGTAGGCTGAACGATCCCCTGTCCTGTGTATGATTGCTGTGAAAATGCCATAGTATTATCCTGCTGCTAATCCACCACCTATGATAGAACCTAGACCCTGCATTGCTCCTGAAGCAACTCCTGCCCTAGCATTGGCTGAAGCGATGCTCGCATTAAGTGCTGCATTGTAGTTACCAGCAGCAAGGCTGCCTGCGTAAGCTGATTCAGGGTTGAACACTTGCTGCGGAGCCATACCTTGACCCTGCGCTGCAAACCCTTGAGCTGCTCCCATACCCACACCGGGCTTACCGAGGATAGCCATAAACGGATCCGCTGAAGTAGCAGCATTAAGGCCTACCACCTGACTAGCAAAAGCCTGCCTTCTTCTCTGCAGTTGTTCTGCCTGTAAGCCTTTGACAAGGGCCTCCTGCCCTACGTCTGCCATACCGTAGCCCATACCTCGAGCTGCTTGAGCTCCTCTAACTTGTTGCTCAAGCTCTCGTGACAATGCTGGTGGTAACGCAGCCCCTGCAGCCAGCTCGGACTGAGCCTGCCTGTTGAGCTCTGCCATTAATGCGGCCTGCTCTGGATTGGCTTGCCTGAAGGCCTCAGTGGCTCTAGGGCCTAGTCTTTCAACTGCGGCTATGTCGCCTTCCCTTGTGACATCAAGTCCAGCCACATCGGCTCTGGCGAGCCCGGGCATTATGTCCTGCTCATAGAGCTCAAGAAGACCGGGAGTCCCCTCGCTGCCTCTCATGACATCCCGCAGGATCTCAAGGTTAAGTCTTGCCTCTGCTGGTCTGCCGTATTCTTGACTAGCCTCTGCAGCGTAGAGCTCTGGTGCGAGGTCTATCTGCGCCTGCAAAGTGTCTCTTGTTTCTTTCGCGTAATCCCGTGGGGGAGGAGCGTCTGCGCTATACATTCCCATAATTGTCTGTCTGGTATTGCCTGTGTAGTTTTGTGAATTCTCTCATCGCCTTCCAGCCGCCGCACAGGTAAACGGTTGCAAATATAACCTCGTGATACTGGCTCTTGAGCACATCGGAGTGTGCTCTCTTGACTTCTACGTCTGACTCCTCCCACTTATTCGCATCAAGCCACGCGTTGCAGCTCATGATGATTAGAGGGAGAAGAAAGCTGCTGTTGGCTATATAAAATTGATTGCTTGTGAGTGTGACCATCCAGTCCATCTCAGCCTTGATTACATCCTCGTCATTGATCTTCTTATCTCCATCAATGAAGTCATCAATGTCATGAGACCTTGTGGCGAATGTCTCCACGAATAACCACGCCTGCTCATTGTTATGAGTCAGACGCATGAAGTCTTCTTTTATGGAGTGGTCGAAGTGCATTAAGAAGTGATCATTAAATTGAAGACAGGGTCAGTAAGGTTGCCGTCTGACCTTACAACAATTCCACTTGTTGTTCTTGAATTCATTTTGACCTCTGTTGCTTCCAGTTCGGTTGAGCTCCCATACTCGCAACGTGTGAAAACAGGAAGGTCAACTGAGACAGGGGTTGTGAAAGTCACTGTTAACTGGCGGTAGGGGCTGCCTCCCCCTGCATTCACATAAGTTGCAGAGGCAATGTTTGTCTGACCTGTAATGCTGACAGACTCAGACCCGGGAAGTCCTGTGCAAGCAAATCTGCCCTTAGCTGAATAAGCAGCACTTGAAGAAGACTGCCATACAGGAATAGACCCGTTGCTTTGCAAAGAAGTTCCGCTTGCACCTATGCCTAGAGCTATCCACGCAGAACCGTCAAAGTAAGCTACAGCACCTGATGTAGCAACTGAAGGCAGCAGCCCGGTGTCAGGTATCCATTGTGCAGATCCGCTGCTGTCAGTTGTGATTAATTTATTGGCTCCGTCTGTGTTTAGCTGACTGATGTTAATCGTGTCAGTGCCGTCTTGCGCTGCCCACTCAGGGTTAGCTCCTGCCCCTTTGGTTTTCAGGAACTGGCCGTCAGATCCCGGCGACAGTTTAACAAGGTCGCCGTCAGCATTGTAATACAGTAGCTGCCCCTGAGTCCCGGTCTCTAACTTAGTCAGGTCCAGATTGTGATCACTGATCTTGCTGTTAATGTCAATGCCTTGCTCCAGCTTCGACGTAAGCACAGCGCCGTCCGCAATTTGATTGGAGTCAATAGACCCTGTGAATGTGACGGCTGGAGAGCCAAGCATGTTTAGCTTAGTGTAGGTTACTTTTTCTCCGTCAGAGAAATTGTATCCCGGGCCTATGATAACTGATAGTGGCATAATATTAAGCTGTTATTATTTTGTGACCAGATGCTGACAAGTAAAGATCGTCTGGCGTTAAATTAAACGATGTCCCATCTCCTTTCGCCGAAATGTAAACATAATCGTTTTGATGCATCTCAACATTTATTACCAATGAAACTGACACAGGGTTACCTGAATGACTGAAATGTATTTCTTGCTGCGATTGAACTATGTCACTAGAGCTGGCTGCTGAAGCATCGTACTTGCTGAAGCAGAAAGCGACATTTTCGTTAGTCGCAGATGACTGGCATGTTATTGAAGCATGAAATTGAGCGTTTATAGGGGACAATCCTGTATACCTTAAGTGCTTGCTGGCAGGCATGTCGAAATCGACTGAATTGCCGTGAAGTGCTGTAGTTACAGTGAGAGCTTGAAAAGATGCTGTCAGGCCTAGGGCTGAGGAAGATGAAGCGTAAATCGCTCCAACAGGATTTGACTCAGACAGCACATTCTGCGGATACCACTTTTGGGCGACATTGCTAATTACTGTTAGAGTTTCGCCGGGGTTAATGCTGACCGTGCTGATCCCTGCTGGACCCCAGTCACTACTAGTTATTACTACTACAGCCGCAGATGTGTTTACTATGTTCTTAACAGTGACGTATCCTGATACTGGCTGCGTAAGCGTGTAAGCAGTGCCTGTGCTTATTATGTTATACAGCTTAGTGTCGCTGACAGTATTGCTGCTGGTGTCGTTGTAGGTCTGCCTGAAAGTGTGCGGACCGTTAGGCGATACGTCAGGGTTGCCGCTCCCGTCTCCGTTTGCGACTGTGAGCCCTGTAGCCCCTGTAATACTCCTGACGTTGGCGGCCCCGCTGCCGTCAATTGATACAAGGCCAGCAGTCCCACTCAGGTTGTCGATTGATCGAATGTTACCATTCGCATAGTTAAGCTGCTCGAGAGCAGTGATGAATTCTGCGCGAGTAACTGAGTCCGAAGGTATCGGCCCGTTGACTGCGTCCACTACAAAGTTTGATGTGCTATCTGGCATAATCTTTTTACCAAAGTCCTGCGTGTGTTCCTTCTCGCCGCTGTCCCGGCGTTGCTCCTGATGTCACGCTGTGAAGCCTGACTCTCCCGTTGATCCCTTCAATCTTTACCTGAAAGTAAGCGCCCCTTCTATCGACTCTCATCTTGTGCGTCCAGTATTGGTAGAGGTCAAGCTGAGTGCCTGCCGTCCCCAGCACTGTTCCCGGGTCTGCGCTATCTGTATCCAGAATGACTGAGTAGTCCTCTCTGCCGGGGGTCTCGTGAGAGTCATCCAAATTCTGAATGTCCCAGTCACTCATTGCAAAGGTCATGTATTTGGTTCTGGTGTAGCTGGCATTGTTGACTATGACAGACTCCTCTTTTACACCGTCCACAATTCCTGTGACTTTGTATTCTGGATCCCACGTTGACATGAATACTTGCGCCTGCTGGAAGCGCCTCCTGTTGCCTGCCTCAAATCCATAGCCTCTGGTTTTAATCATGAAAGCTATCGGCCTGTCTTCGATCTTAATTGTGTCAGAGCAGATAGCCTGCAGGTAAGGGTCCACATTACCAAAGGGATCCTTGATGCTTACAAGTATTGGTGAGGTGCTCTCAAAATGAACTCCGCAGCCATTGTCTGTATCTGTTGTGTTTCCTGAATACCATCCGTCCTGCGTGAACCCCGTGAACAGGTTCGCTCCAGCGACCTCGCAGTGATCTGCCTGTTGCTCGTCACCAACTCCCCACAGCCAACCGTCCTCAGGGTCGTTTGTGTTAACTGTAAGTGGCTCGATAATCTCCAGTCCTCCGTCATCAGTTATTTCTGCGTCAGCATCATCAACCACTTCCCGCTTACGGGTAGCACGAATTGTTGTGCCGTTATTGACTGTGACTTCAGTTCCGTCCTGAACATGACCCTTTACCACAAGGTCACATGTGTAAGTGCCTTGAACGATTGGTCTGCCTTCCTGCTCGGAGTATTCGTAGAGCCCGACGATGCCGTCATAGTCTACGTAGTAGAGATGCTCCGATCCCTGAAAGTCTGCTACAAATAGATACTTAATCTTTATTGCGTCTCCAGTGTCGTAACCTGACCACGCTTGATTTATGAAGTCGTAGACAAGCACAGCATTATTCTGCTGGCCGCCGTCAATGGGGACACTTAAGTAGTATCTGTTGCGCCAATAAGCTGCAGATGCTGTCTCTTTAGCTACCCTGAAATCAATTCTGTCAATGAGTGGCTGTATAGGTGTGCTCTGGGGCTCTGATATGCCCTGTAGCTTGTTTTGCTCTGTGAGCATTAAACTAACCACACCACGCTGGGAAAGGAACCACAGGTCGTTTCCTACGCTTGCTACAGACCTTGTTCCAACGAGCCCGTATTCCGTTGTGACTTGATCAAGGACAGCATTTGTTCCACAGTCACCTACCAGATTGGACACGGTGTAAATGCTCGTGTCCTTGAAGATAACAACTGTCTGATCATTGAACTTAAAGATCCTGCGAATGTTGTCGCTGTCACCTTGGTTGATCTTGAATGAACTATAGACAGGGTCGTAATTCGTGTAAGAAAGAATATCTGAAACAGCTACGTGATCAGACTTGTATCCTGCACCGGGTTTGTGCGGGACAAGGAGCCTGTTCTGGAAGAATAGAGTGGTATCTGAATTAGGTATTGAGTCAGTGCCATCATCTGCATCAGGGGCCTCTACAAAGCCTTCTTCAAACGAGGACAATACAAGATGCTTTTCATCTGGCCCCCTTGAGAGAATGACTTTATCGAATGCCTGAGTGAACCAGTATTTTGATACTGTGTTACTGCTAGTGAAACCTGACGTAGGAACAGTCAGTCCAACGCTACAAGGAATAGGCTCAATGTTGTTTCCGTATCTAGCTCGATACAGGGTAACTATAATTCCATCAAGAGATGCCGCGATCAGGACCCAGTCATTGCCATTAGGATCGTTCCAGACTCCTACTCCGTAGACTTGACCGAGAGTTGTGCTGATCTGCCTACCCCAGTTTATATCGCCCTCTCCCCATTCAATAGGCCAGTCAAATCCGTAACGGTTAAACCACGTAAGCGGCATGACTCCCTTGCGGGGCTCTGCTACTCCGTAGCGGAAGCGAGCATTGACAGCTTCTGAAACTAGTCCAGCGGGAAGCATATGAGGCTGCTGCCTCATGTCTACACCTACAAACCCGTTGTCCCCTGCCGTAATTGGCGGGTCATCGTTGACAGTGTAGTTACGGTCTTCTCTCATGTATAAAATCCAATTTTACTTAAGACTGAGTCTAGCTTTTTATTGCTGTTATCCCAGTTAAGCTTCATTCCTCGCTCTGAAGCTTTAAGCGCCTTCGCTACACCTCTCTCGTTGCAAACCTCCCTCATTCGATCTATCAGGCTGTCCTGTTTAGGGACTGCCCAGAGGCCGCCGTTAGAGTAATGCGCCTCAGACTCTCTCAAGTCAAAGTCAATAGGGTAACCTACTGACTCATCAAAAAACTCTGTAATTCCACCAAAAGGAACTGCGATGACTGGCCTCCCTGTGGCCATAGCCTCATGCTGCATGAGACCCCATCCCTCGCCTTTCGACGCACTCACAAAGCAATCAAGCCCTGCATACCAGTTTGCCAAATCTTTCCTTGTCCAGAACTGGCGTGTGAAACTTACCCTGTCATCATCAACATTTATTACAGGGTCATCAGGGAAACACTTAATGCTTAACCTGACATCTTTTACCCTCTTAGGGAATGCTTTCTTCCACGCCCTGAGAACGTCCTCAAATCCTTTTCTGCAGCCTCCTGCTGCTGTCCTTCCAGCCGCACCAAAAACAAACTCAGAGCCCTGTTTCTGTGGCCTATAGTGAAAGACATCCGTGTCTATTCCCATAGGGACTTTGACCATTGTGCTCCTGATTCCCTGAGCATTAAACAGGCACAAATTAAAGTCGCTCGGCACAACAATCAGGTCTGCCTGATTTAAGTTCAGCACTGCCTCCTTATGAAGCCTCGTGCTCTCCCACATCGTGTTATATACAAGCTTCTTTTTGCCTGTAGGACTAAACGATGGGCAATGAACAATCATCTCCCAGTCATCTTGTTGCTCCTTATGCACAACAGACTCCATCACCACTCGTGGGATAGGAGCCTTACCTGCCTCGCTTCGCACGGGCCAACAGTGTATGTCTCGGCCCAATTTAGTGAGCCCCTCAATGACTCTTATTAAATGTAGTGAATAGCTACTGTAGCCGTCCACCACTCCTCGCACTACACCTCGTTTTGTTCTCAAATGTTAGCCTCGCAGTTTACCTCGTTCGTGTTCCAAATCCCTGAGCATACTCACAACATCCAGCCTTTCAGACTCAGAGATTCTGCTGTTCAATTTGCCTTCCAGTTTCTTGATCTGTTTAGCAATCGCATTGTCAGCAGCCGTTAAGGTCAGCTTAACAGCATTGCTCGAGTTAACAATTCTTTTGGCGACCCAAAACAATAGCAGTAATCCTATTGCGTAGTAAACCAGACTGATGCCCCCGGGAAGACTGTTTTCGAGAGCAGATAGAGAAAACTGGTCGCCATTGCCGCGCTCATTATTGTCAACAGTCCAGTCAACGCGAGTCTGACCATCGTGTCCTTGCGCCGCAGAAAACACAGCAGTGATCCTCTCATTCTGGTCTCTCGACCACTTCTCACTAACCTCTGTCGTAGCATTTGTCTGCCGCTGCATTTCGGGCATCCCCACGCATCCTGTGAAGAGGCAGGCCGCAGCTCCAGCGATTGCAGCGGCTTCTTTAAATATCTGTTTCGGCGTCTTTGTTATCATTGCTCTTTCCCTTTCTGGCGTTGACGTAGTGGTGCCAGACAAGAGCTGCTTTACCTACCATATAAGTCAGCGTGGCAAACGCTATAAGCAGCCTAAGAATGGATGTCTCGTTGGTTACAGCGATGCCTAAGAAGGCAGCCGCAAATACCCTGCCGTATTCAGCGAGATCCGTGCTGGTCATCGTTTGCTTCCTTTGGATTTTTTCTTTTTCATTCTAGCTTTAGCTTTAGCTGCTGCTGCTTTGCCAGCCTTAGTATATGCGTAATGTTTCTTTCCTACTTTTGGCATAATATATCTTTCTACCACTTAGCTTTATTGGCCCAATACGCCGCGCTCATTTTGCCTTTGGCAATGTTTTTTGCGTGTCTAGCTTTGAAGCTTTTGCGCCGTGCTTTCTCGCTGGCAGTCTTTGGGCTTTTGCCAGCTCCCGATACACCCTGCTGACCAAAGCGGATCAGGCGAACCTTATCCCCCTCTTTAGCTAAGACAGCGTGTGATTTTTTAGGGTGCTTTGGAGTTCTTTTCGGTTTGTTATAGCCAGAAAACTTCTCGCCGTTTTTTTCAACTGGCATAGCTCAGGCCCAGACTCGTTGCGGATGTACTGGCTCAACTCGGAACGGTTCCAGTGTGGACCCGTCCTCACCAACCAGCCGCACGTTCACAAAGTAACCATCCTCGTAAACAGGCGGCGTTAGCTCGCTACCTTCGCTATCGAAAGTAGCTGGAGTCAGCACGACCTTTGGCAGGATGTCCGTGTTCCTGAAGTTCTGTTCGCGTTCCCACTTTGTAGGGATCGGATTGTCAGGATCGGAATTGTCACACTCAATCGGCACCTCGGTGAACAGAACAGAATCAGCTTCAGCTTCGTCCGCGAATTTTAGATAGTAATCTTGAAATGTCATGT